GTCATCATCGTCTTCGTCTTCTGGCTCGTCCGTTGGTTCTGGAAGAGGGTCAATTTGAGTCAAAGTAGAGAACTTGTGTGCTACATAGACGTCAGTGTCTTGCCAGCCATCTCTAACGCGCTCGTAAACCTGAATTAATGCTGCAGGATCAGATGGAGTCCCATTTACTGACACTGAGCTGTTTGGAACGTTTATACGGCCGTCCTCGACAATTTCCTGAATCTCTCCACGTGCGCGACCGCCTGAAGAATCCCATGACACATAGTCACCGGGGCGTAGGGTTCCCGGCATAGCGCGAACGGAGCGCTCGCCGCCCGGTTCGATGCCTTCCTCAATAGAGAGAGCAACCATTTGGTCGATGGCGGACTCCTTTGTATCGTGGCAAGCCATGACCTCGCCGTCCTGTTTTACAACTGCCCAGTTTGCGCAGTCTTCAGATTTATCAGTAATGAAGTATGGCATCAGATTGGCTGCCTCATCCAGCTAATTATGTGACCAGTCTTGTCGCTGACCGCATAGATTTGCTCTAGTGGGTTTAGGGTGAACTGGTAGCTCTGTTCTTTAAGTAGTAGCAGTCCAGTAGTGCTAGTCACGTTGGCTCCGCCTAGGTAAATGTTGGTGGCGTTGTCGTTGTTGTGAATAGTAATGCGTGACGGCTGGTTGTGCAGCCCATCGATGGGGCTTGCAACCGTACCAACACTCGTCCAGCCGTTAGTAATCAATTACGCCTCCGATGCTGATACCTGAGTATTAGCGTCTGGCTGTAGCTGGACCGAGTCCTTGCCAGTGTGATCGATGTCTGGTAGCTCTAGCTTTGCCATGACGTCTGATGGGTCGAAGCCGACCTGAATCAAACGCTGAGCCATCTCGACCTTCTGTGACATTGCGGATAGGTCTGCAGCGTCTAGGTTGACGTTAGCTAGTGGAACGCGGGTTGTGTTGGCGCTGTCGTCGTCGATTGGACGTAGGTCCTCGAACGAACGGACTTCGTTGATTGAGTAGACACCAGCCTGCAGCATGGTGCTGTAAGCGGCGGTGCGGGCGGTGATGTCTGCGCGTAGCAAGCCATCCAGTGAGATTTTGACAAATGCTGCTTCTAGACCAGTTTGCTGAGATAGCAGGTCGGTCATAGCAGACTCAATCTTGGCTGCGATTGGGCGCAGGGTGTGCGTAACGAAAGCAATGTTGTTCTGTTCAACCGATGCGTAGGTGTTGGTTCCCGGCAGACCTAGTAGGTGCGGTGGAATGTTGAACGCGCGGGCTACGTCCTCGACTGCCATGCGGCGGCTGTCCAAGAACTGAGCTTGGTCGTTTGGAACGTTGGTTGGCTTGTAGACAGCACCACCGGTAAGAACGGCAGTCTTGTGAGCGCGCCCCCAGCCCTTGTGGCGGCTGTCAAACGCACGCTGCATTTCCTTGGCCTGCTCTGCAGTTAGTGGAACGCCTTCTGGTAGCTCGATGACACCAGAGGTCTGAGTACCTGAGCCGAAGAAGCGAGCTGCGTAGTTCTCTAGCGCCATTGCTAGACCGAAGTTCTCCTTGAGAGCCTCGACCCTTGCCACACCTCGAAGCTGGCCCGGACGAACTACATCTGGGATAAACATGATCTCTTCGCTTGTCAGGGCCTTCTCTTCACCCTTGACGACGAATAGAACCCGACCAATGCCAGAACGCTTGATTTCCACGTCCATTGGGTTTAGGACGACCATGTTTACAAGCTCACCGCGGTTGTTGCGGTACTTACGAACGAAGATGTTGCCATCGATTAGCAGAGAGACGATCATTGCCCCGTAGAAGGCTTCTTTGGTCGTGTCTACGTCTGGCTTCAAAACCCACGCCGGACGCGGTCTAAGAGGGTACCTAGCGCCTCCACGACGGATGTATGCGTCGATAGGTAGGGTGCTGATGGTGTCAGAGATTAGTGATACCGCAGAGTAGACTGCGTTGATTTGTAGAGCGGTCTCAGGGTTGACGACAGTAGCCGAAAGCGACTGGTCTTCGAAGAAGTCGCCAGCGCCCCAGATAGTCTGAAAACTGACCGCACGCTCTTCACGGCCCAGCAATCTGTCAATAAAACTCAAAATAACCGCCTATACAAATACTTGAGGCACTACTTCTTCCATTCTACCCGCGGTAGCGCGATCGTATGCTATAAGAGCAGCTACGGCAGCGTCAATACGGCGGTTAGAGTTCCTGTTTTCCTTGACGATACGCGGACCGATGCTGTCGATCTTCAATACGGCGTTATCAAGGTGTCTGGCGATTAGTGGGTCGCCTGAGTGTTGCACTTTGCCATCCATGACGGCATCAAAGAAGGTTGCAGTCGCTTTTACCATGCGAGCAGCGCTTGTGGACGGAAATTCGACAATCGGCAGCCCCATCTCCTCCAAAATAGCCATAGAACGCTGCCAGCGGTAAGGATCACAGGCAATTTCACGGACTCTGGGGTGTTTCTGGCAAAAATCGATGATTGTGTCTTCTACCTCGGTAATATTGACGCGCCAGTTGTTGTCGTCGGTCGGTTGCTTCTCCCAAGCCTTGATTAAGAAGACGTGAGGTGGCGTCTCGTCCTTTTCGATGGTGCAGCCGACCAAAACGGTCGTGTCACCGCTAAAAGAGCCGTCAAAACCGATTACAAGCTCTGTATCGGGCGTTATTTCGCGTTCTTGCGCTAATTCGTCCCACTTACCGGCTGGAAGCCACGTCAAATTGCTAGAAACCCACTGATTACATCTTTTTGTACGGAATTCTGCCTCTGGAGTGCGCAAAACGGTGCTGGCGAAGTCTTCTGCGCTGTTTAGATCGCCAAAACCGGGATTAGCGTCCTGCCAAGTCTCGGGATTGCGGTGGTCAGCGTCCTGAGCAGCCTCCCACCATGCCATAAAGAAGCTTGGGTCGTCAATTTCGCCTCTTGCGACCTTCTGACCGTACTGATAAAGGCTGTAAGCGATGGAATCTTGCCCTGTGGAGTCAGTTTTCTGTCCTGCGGTCGTAATACAGAACATTGTGGCTAGTGAACCACGCGCACCTTGGGCCAACTGCATTACATCGAACAGTTCTCGGGTCGGTTGGGCGTGTAACTCGTCAAAAATGACCATTGTGGGCGACAAACCTTCTTTTGTGAAGGCTTCTGCCGACAAAACACGGTAAACGGACCCTGTTCCGGGTATTTCGATGGCATCTCGGTAGATTTTGGCGAGTTCTGCTAGCTCTGGCTCGGCTTCGAGCATCTTTTTAGCTTCACCGAACACGATTCGTGCCTGATCCTTGTCGGCAGCACACGAATAGACCTCACCACCTCGCGGTCCGGTCAGCAATGACCAGAGGGCGATAGGTGAAGCGAGCGCCGACTTACCGTTCTTACGCGGAACCCCGACTAGGTTGACCCTGTGGCGGAATCCGTTGCCGTCGGATGCAAAGGCAGCTTCTAGGAGGCTACGCTGCCAGTCACGAAGGCGCATAGGCTCGCCAGCACGTCCACCGACAGAATCTTTTGTAATAGTTGCAAAAGTATCGATGAAGTCTATGGCTTTGCGTCCCTGTGACTGCTCTAATGCGTCGTCAGGTACCGGAGTAAGCCACCTAGGGGGCCAACTACTCACGGCTGCTCCACTTTTCTTGCAGTTCTTCTAGTTTTGACTGTCGCTTGACTTCTGCGTAGCCCAACTTGGTGCGATCGGCTGGGGTTAGCCCCAAACGACCCATGTTAGACGTGATGATGTTCTCAAGGTCAGTGAGTTGTCGGTGAACGCGCCAGTTCTCGGGGTCTGCGTATAGCAGGCTCTTCAAATACTCGCGGCGGTCGTGCTGCTCACACACCATCTGCAGGAAGTGGACGTCAGTGCGGTTAGAGATCCAGAGTTCGCCCTTGCGGAAGATTGCGTCCCATAGCGACTGCCCGGCTACGTCTAAATCACGTATTGGCTCTACATAGCCGCCCGGCAGGGCAATAGTGGTCTTCTCGTCCGGCAATGGTCGTTTCCCCGGGTTGCCTATAAGGCGCTTCTGTTCTGTAGGTTTTGGCGGTCTGCCCATATAGCAAGGCTATCAGAAAGTGTTTTATTTCGCGACATTCTGCGCGACAG